GTTTCATACTTAAATTTGAACGGTTCTACCTTAGAAAACGCCCGATTCAATACATTACATATATAAAAGTACGAGGAAGTACCTATGAGTTTATCTTTTTTTGACTCTAAAACATTATCTATAGTTTCAGCAAGATACATAAGACCCCCTTTTAACTATTTATACCTTTATGTTAGAGAAATCCTTTTTAGCTTTAAAATGTGTATTAAAATTAAAGGACTCATTATCTTCAATGTCGGACATGGAGGTACCCGTATCTGCAAGATTATTTTGAGCAGACCCCTCTAAATCATAAAGCCTCATCTTAGCCCGGTCAACACCAATCATGAACCTTTTGTGCAAGGTAGGGTCATTATAACGATTCTTCAGCTGCTTAACCATCAGTTGATTGAGTTTTTCGAGTTCTTCTGTACTGATAAGCGCGAACATAAAGTCCGCTGTTGCTGGTAGACCGAAAGATTCGGAAGTATCGGTTAACTCCACATCCGTATTAGAATACCCACTTCTGGTAGTCTGCGTTGCGGAAACGATAGGTAAATTATATTCTACAGCAAGACCTCTCAACTCTTCTGCTATGGCCTTAACATATGTATACGAATTCACACTTCCACCTGGCTTAAATCGAGATGAAGCACAAATATTCAAGTAATCAATGAATATGATATCTGGTCTAAAGGTTCTCTTTAAAGCCAGTTCATTAAGTAGACTTTTAAAATGACTTACATGAGCAGATGCCGTAGGGTATTCTTTAATTATTAATTTACCATGGGTACGATTATTAACCTTTTTAATACGATCTTCGAAGATATTCTTTGGTATATCTTTTAGCTGATCAATATTAATATTTAATAAATTAGAGTCGATACGCTCGGCAATGCGTTCCTCTGCCATCTCTAAAGTAATATACAATACATTCTTACCCTGGGCTAGGGCAGAGGCAGCCACATGGCACATAAAAAGAGACTTACCCACCCCAGTACCTGCCAAAACAATATTAAGCGTCTTGTTTGGCATACCCCCATTTGTAATCTTATTGAAAAGCGAGAGATCAAATGGAATCCTATGCTCCACACGATTGTAAAAATCAAAGCGATCGCTAGAATTTTCAAAGTAATCATGACCCACGGTAGAATCAAAACAGACACCTAACGCCTCCTGAAGTAAGGAGGGGATACCATCTTTAGAATGTTGCTTATCCCGTCCATCTATAATTCCAATTGATTGAAGGATAGCATTATAAACTGCTTTATCCTTACAAAACTTCTCCGTCTCGTCTACTAGCCAATTAATTTCAGGCTTCTCATATTGACGCAGCTCCCCTAGTATAGCATTAGCTTCTTTAAACTGCTCTTCGTTAATATTAGTATTTTGTAAAGCTATCTCTAGAGCCTCTACAGTCGGAGGTTTATTATACTTTTCAATATATTCTTGTATTAGTATAAATGTTGACTTGTCACTGATATCCGTAAAGTAATCTCCTTTTAGAAAAGGCATTACCTTACGCATGTATTCATCATTATGAACCAGATTCCTCAGTATCGTCAGTTCTAGTCTGTTCATAAATTTCTATAGCTTCTTTTAAAATATCGTTAATAATAAGTTCGATGGTATGATTAAACAACGGGTTCTCGGTATCTACTTTTTCAATAGATTCTGGTTGTTTAATTATATCTAGGTCTACATCCACACCACCTTTTTCACTTTCAGAGATATTTAAATTATTGAATTTAACCACAACACCGGTAAACTCTCCATCGATAATCTCCACCCCCCACTCTTCTGTCTCTCCAAACCAGGGTTTATAAAGCTCATCTCTCAGCATTTTCATACTCCTTTTCAATATCCTCGTTATTAAGAATAGCACCATTAGCTACTTGATATTTCTCTTTAACCCATGTCTGGAATGATACCGAGGTAAGAATAGGCATCCAGAACTCTTTTGAATCACATTGTGCAGCTCTGAACTTCTCACTTTCAATCTCCCCGGTCTCTTTACTGACACGAGAATACCAACCATTAGATGGCTTAATAACATGCCCAGATTCAATAGCCATATCAAGTAGACCTGACCAACGGCTGATACCACCATCGTGACGAACGGTAACAGGGATCTTAGATTTCTCTCTTACATAACGAGACTTCTCAACGTTAATAATAAAGTTATATCCAACAACCTCTGTACCTTCTTTTTCTTGCTGGCGACCTAGAATAAAAATATTATCGGCTGAATAATATGAACCGGTTCCACCACCTACAACATCCTTTGCATATAACTCCATGGTCTTATAGGTATGATTAACTACAATCATAGGAATATCTTTAAGGGATAGGTGAGGCGTTACCATACGAAATAAAGATTTAATCTGCTTAGCCCTTGACATATCAGCAACTGATTTACCCTCTAACGCATCTTCTACTTCCTTCTTTGAAGCAAGATTACCAATAGAATCAACAATGATAATGAGATGGTCACCACGCTCTACACCTTCAAGCTGGGTCATTATATCGAACTTTAACTGTTCGATATTAGTTAGAGGGGTATGAATAACTCTCTTTGAATCAATACCAAACGAATCAAAGTAAGACTGAGGAGTACCAAATTCAGAGTCGTAGAAAAGTAATGCCGCTTCGGGGTACTTATCAAGATAGGACTTAGCCATCAATAAAGAAAAAGCCGTCTTAAAATGCTTTGATGGACCTGCCCACATTGTTAAACCAGGAGTTAGGCCTCCATCCAACTTACCCGAGAGAGCAATATTAATAGCTGGTATAGTAGTTGGTATCATATCTTTCTTTTGAAAGAATTTTGAATCAGCTAAAATAGCAGTATCTTTAATAGTAGAGTTCTTTTTAATCTTATCAAGTATCGACATAGTATATCTCCTTTAATCTCATATTATAATATAGGTTAGGCTTATGTTCAATAGATTACTGACATTATGTTCATTGGAATAACCCTTCTAAAGTTGCTTGTTCCTTCACCTGCCAACCAATACAACTTAGCAAGGAATTAAGGGGTTCAAGAAATGACTTCTCAAACATTTTATCATAATCAACATAATCATGCAATTTCATTTCCTCAGGTAACTTGCTAGAGAAGGTAATTACATGAGAACCGAGCGGGTTAGGTTCTCTAAGATACAAATACTTAACCTTATCCCCCTCTTGAATATACTGGTAATACTTATCGAGCTCACTCACTTTAATCAAATGATTATATAGAAGTGCTCCTCTTACATGAATAGGAGTAGCTTTCTTAAAAATAGTACTCGAATCACTATATTCTTTAAGGCCATTAACGCCACGCGGGAATGCGATATCTTCAGGTTTCAACTCGTGCCAGCGCGCCTCTAGATCACTGACGAACTTACGAAGCGTCACTTCATCTTTAGTAAGGGTAATAGCTACAGCTTCTTTTAACGCCTTACGAACAGGGGCAGGAGTAGAGGACCGTACAATTTCCATACCCATAACTTTAAGCTTAGGGGGATCATAGGTAACCCCCTCAGAATTATATACATTAACTGCATATCGCTTCTTTGCAATCCATATACCTCTATCGGCAATGATCTCTCGCTTAAACTTAATTTTATGTTGGTAGGCGTTTAGGTAATAGGAAAGAGAATCGCACGCATCATTGATCGTCGGCTCAATTTGAGTTGAGCAGTATTTTTCAAGCACTTCAACGACTTGCTGTTTTGACTTACCTTCCAGGTTCTTATCAACCAAAGCCCCAAGAGTAATGTAAGTAGAATCGGTATCAGCATAAAAAGAATAATTAACATTTTCAGTTTTAACTTCCTTGTTTAAAAACTCATTTAACTTATTAGCAACAGATCTAATAATTAGCTGACCGGTCATGGTGATACCCTCAGCAATACGGATATCATAGTAACGGAAATACACGTTACCCATTGCACCATACAACGAATTCATTAGAATTTTTGCGGACATCTGACGGGAATTAGAGCTAGAAATTACATTAAGCCATTTAGGATCTTTTGTTCTTTCGTATTCCTCTTGAGCCTTTAACATCTCACTTTTCGCAGTCTGTCTGACGCTGAAATAATATTCAATCAATTGAGGGAATATACCTTTATGATCTCGCCTGAAGCTTTGACCATTTGCAGTCATAGCATAATCCTTGGTGATAAGATCCTCGGTATTAAACTCCCTATCAAGAAGACGCTGAATAGATCTTTCATCATCTGCTAGAAATTTTTGACCTGATACAAGAGTCTCGGGAGACATATTCCATGTCATAATAATGGATGGGTACAGAGACGTTGCATCAAAAGAAACTACCCAATCATACCCACGGGCTTCAGGTTCCTTTACATACGCACCCATTATCTGCCTATCCATTGCAGGGTCGATGGCGGGAGGGTTATGAACAATAATATTATCTTTTAAGAGCTTATTGTATAGTATGCAATCCCATGTTCTTACAGAAGAAAATATATCGGTGTAATTACATTTAGCGTCATACGCCATCGTCATAATTAGATTAATAATTTTTAGCTTATCTTCTAATCTATCAACCAATACAACGTCATGTATATTATAATCTACAAAAAGTTCCCAGTCGCCAGTATAGAAATCTTTAAAAGTATTAAAATTATGCTTTACCTTCTCATCGTTAAGCTCTTCCTTAGCAACGGTATCTAGCTTATAGTTCTCAACCATCTTATAAGAAAACTTCTTATATAGATCCATAAAATCTAGAATAGATATACCCTGCCAATCATACGCTAACTGCGTTCTACCTCGTGCAGTAGGTACTTCGTACTGTCTGATCACCCCCCATGGTGAAAGTTCATCTAAGGCTTTTTCTCCTAGAACACGAACGACTCTTGAGGAAATATAAGATACGTCAAATAGCTGGCTGTTCCAGCCGGTTATAATATCTGGATAATCTGACTTCCAAAAATCAATAAATTTACGAAGTAAATCAAACTCATCCTTACATTGAATGTATTCGGAGTTTTCTTTCTTAACAAGATACGGCTTACAACCAAACGTAGTAATACGCTTGGTGTTATAATCCTGTAAGGTAATAAGAATGATAGCCTCTTGAGGATCCCTAACATCAGGAAAGCCATACTCCGTAGACGTCTCGATATCTACCGTGACTATCTTCATCAAAGAGATATCGAAACTTACGGTATCAGGAAATAACTTGCTGATGAACTGGTAACCGTAGTTATAGTTACCATAGATAGGGAAGTTAGAAACCTCTTTATACTGCTTAACAAAGTCCCGAGCCTCGGACATGGAGTTAAACTTTATCTTTTCAAGAGTATCGCCCCAAAGGGACTTATACTCTGAATCCTTACTGCTGCGCACATACAGCGTAGGCTGAAAAGGTATCTTTTGATTTACACGCTTACCGTCTTTAAATCCTCGAAAGTAAACATAGTTACCCCGAGCAAGAATATTAGTATAAAATAGCATACTTTAATTATAACCTAGAACAATATTACTAGGCAACTCAACTGGAATGGTTGCGGGGGAAGGAGTCGCACCTTCGACCTCCGGATTATGAGCCCGGCGCTCTTCTACTGAGCTACCCCGCGGTATTGGTAAATCTGGTCCAGGGAAAACTGTCGGGATAAACTTGCGACTGTTTTTTGTTGCCGTCAATAAAGAATCCGGCTTGAACAGAGCCATCGTTTCCCCCTAACCTATAATTAAGTGTGTACTTACTCGAACACGTATAATTTTCGTGTTTAATGTGATCTTTCAAAATGGTATAGAATCTTCTATCTCCACCCCACCCGAAATCCCAGATGTGACATACTTGACGATAAAAAGATGTCTTAAAACAATATGAACTTGTATCTATTAAATGAGCCTTGTCGTCTACCCAGGCTGGCCACCTACCTAATGATTCACAATTATCAACTGTAATCCAATTCTTATCTTTATCAAAAATCTGTCTGAGTGAATAAGCCCAATCTAGCTTATTACTTTCAATAATATTTATAAGTGAATCTACATGATCGAGTTCGAACCAGTTATCCTGGTCTAGGAAGAGAACATAATCGTGATTGATAAGATGGCCAAACCCAGCCATGATTCGGTGGCCATAAAAACCACCCCCGCCGGTATTAAACGGTAAGTCAATTCGTTTAATTCTTCCACCTGTAATGATTCCTGCATTGTTTAATACCTCGTCTACCCTAGATGAAAACTGAACGCCATCTACTACTAGAAGGTGTTCTACCTCTTTGTTTGTCTGTTCTAATACCGAGCGTACAGCATCAGCTAATTCAGGTGACCCTGTAGTAGGAGTAATAACTAATATACTCAATCCCAAAGTCCTCTGTAGTACTTACCAAATAGGACCAGCCCGTTTGAAATACGTTTGTCATGTTTCATATAACCTTCCTTATCAAACTCACTTGTATCATTAGGACCTTTATCCCAGGTGTACATGGTCGGT